CGGATAGGCAACGGGAATCCCTCGGGGGGATTCGCCAATCGTCGGTCCAAAGTTGCCCGCGAAATGCCCAAACGGCGGCACATCGTCGCGGAATCCCACATCGTCCCTTCCGGGTAGCCTGACGGCTTATGCTTATCCATGCTTATCCATAAGATAGCACAATCCCGCCCATGCCGGAAGGAAATTCAATTCCCTTGCAATGGCTGAACGCCCTGGCTTCCTGACAAGAGCAAAGAACGCCGTCTCCCTCCTGATGGGCAAGGATTCTTGGTTCCCAGCCGGACAGCCACTGCAGGGAGTCGCACCGCCTGACGCCGTGGCCGGTCGGCAATTCGACTTCTCCCCGAACGTCAATGCCATTGTGCAGCCGCGCGGCGAGGACTTCGGCTCCCGATCGATCCGATTCCCACAACTCCGATTCCTAGCCGATTCCGTCGAGGTCCTTCGGCTGGTCATCGAGACCCGCAAGGATCAGATCTGCGGAATGGAATGGGACTTCCGGGTCATCGGCCAAAAGGGCCAAGCCTCTCGGAACGATCCCCGTGTCCAGTGGTGCCGCAAGTTCTTCCGCCGCCCGGACGGTGCCCACGACTTCCAGACTTGGCTCCGGATGATCCAGGAGGACCTCAACGTCCTGGACGCCGTAGCGATCCGCTGCCAACGCAACGACCAGGGCGACATCCTGGCCTTCGAGCAGGTGGACGGCGCGACGATCAAGCCGCTCATGACCGACATGGGCCGGATCCCTGCGGCGCCCTACGAGGCTTTCCTCCATGTCCTCCACGGGATCTCCGCGATCTCCTACAGCGTGGACGATTTGATCTACAAGCCCCGGAACCTCCGGATCAATTCGCTTTACGGGTACGGCCCGGTCGAACAGATCCAGGTGTACGCCAACATCACGATCCGTCGCCAGATGCAGCAGCTCGGGTACTTCACCGACGGCAACCTTCCAGAGGGCATGGTTCCTGTTTCCGGTACAGCCGAACAGGTCGAGAAGTTCCAGCGCATTTGGGACGCTGGGGAGATCGAGGGGCAGAAGATTGGCCGCGTCCGCTTCGTGCCGGCCGACACCGCCTCGAAGTTCATCCCCTTCAAAGATGCCGTCCTGGCCGACGCCTTCGATGAATGGATGGCCCGGATCATCTGCTACACCTTCGCCGTCGAGCCGACGCCATTCATCAAGGCGGTCAACCGGGCGACCGCGGAGACGGCACGCGACCAAAGCTCCAAGGAAGGCGTTTCGGTCCAGCTCAAGTGGGTCAAGAGCCTCCTGGACGAGATGGTCCAGGAATACCTTGGCTTCGAGGAGATCGAGACCTTCGTCGCGCCGATTGACGAGACGGACCCGATCGATCTCGGGGCGCATTGCCAGATCCTGGTCGAATCCGGAATCATGCGCGTGGACGAGGCGCGGGAAAAGCTCGGGCTCGAAGGCGATGCCCCGCTTCTTCCCGCGCCTCCACAGGCTCCGACCGAAGAGACGCCGGGCGCCCCGGTTCCCGTGGCCGCGCCGAAGCCTCCGGAAGCCCAACAGGTCGCGCACGTTGCCCGCCTGAATCGCGCCGTGTTCAACGCCAAGCGGTCCCGCGCCCTGGCGGTCAAGCGTGAAACGGCGATCACCGATTCCGTTTTCTCCTACTTCCAGAAGCTCGCGAACCATGCCGCCGAAGAGATCGGAAAATCGATCCATCGTGTCCAGCGTGCGGACTCCGAGGATGGATTCGATCCGGACACGATCAACCTTCAGGAGGACAATTTCCTCAAAGCCGTGGGTCCGTCGATTGAATCCATCTTCGGGGATTCCGCATCGATTGCCCTGGACGAAACGGGAGCCGCGGTCAAGCTCGGGTTCAAGGCGGAATCCGCCGAATGGGCCAAGGAGCGGGGGGCATGGCTGGTCGGGAAGCATGTCACGGACGAAGGCGAGGTCGTGGACGCGATCCGTCCTGAGTACCGGGTGACGGACATTTGCCGCCAATCCATCCGCGACGTGACTGCCCAGGCCACCGAAGAGAACTGGACCACCTCGAAGATCGCGGAAGTCCTGAAGGACGACCACGCATTCAGCCGCGCCCGCGCCCAGACCATCGCATCGACGGAAATCGTCAACGCGGACGAGCAAGGGAAGCTCGCGGGTTGGAAGGCTTCGGGCCTGAAGCTCCAGAAGCGGTCCATCCTGGGATCCAACGAGAACCACGGAGCGGACGACATCCTCAACGCGGCCGAGGGATGGATCCCGCTGAATGACCCGTACCAGGACGGGAATCAGGCTCCTCCTCTGCACCCAAATTGCAGATGTACCTCAGTCGCAAGGAGCATTCCGTGAAGCCCCTAGTCATCCCGAAGTCGCTTCCCGCGCTTCGCCGCGCCAAGCCTTCACGCCGCCTGAATCGTTCGTTCAAAATCTGTCGCGTGGACGCCGAACAGCGGATCGTCGAAGGCATCGCGGCTACGGATCAGGAAGCGACCGACGGCTACATCATCACCAAAGATGCGATGCTCGAAGCGTGGCCCGAATACATGAAGTTCGGGAACATCCGCGAGATGCACCAGGACATCGCGGCCGGAGTCGTTCGCCAATGGGAGATGCAGGAAGACGGGATGCACATCTCCGTCTTCGTCGCCGACGACTCCACCTGGAACAAGGTCAAGACGGGCGTCCTCAAGGCGTTTTCCGTCGGATGCGAAGCCGTCCAAGTCATCGGGAAGATTGTCTCGAAAATCTTCCTCTATGAAATCAGTCTCGTTGACCGCCCCGCCGATCCTGGCGCCGTGGTCACGATGTTCCGCGCAGCCGCTCGGAACGGGATCCACAACCGGGGCTCCAGCCCCAAGGAGAAAACCATGTCCGGAAAAAGCCGGGAAGAGCTGGTAGCCGGGAAGCCCCCGGCTGTCGGAGCAGTGGGAGTGACGAGGGACGACGACATGAGCGACGCCGCCCCCGGTACCGTTGGCGGTGCCGCTGGATCGCCCCAAGAGGAAGCGGAAGAGGTCAACATCTTCGGCCTGCTCTCGCAGCACCTGAAGGCCATCGAAGACCTCGTCTCGACCTTGGACGAGCAGCACCAGGACGGGGGAACCACTCCGCAGGTCCTGGCGCATGCCCAGGACGCCCATCGGTGCCTCGGACGAGCCCTGATCGCCCACACCAAGGCCATGACCGCCTACGATCCCGAGGACGGCGAAGAGACCCCCGAAGGTCTCGACAACCCCGTCGAAGCCGGCGACCCGGAGGCCAAGGTCGAGAAGGACGTTCCCGCCGTGCCGCCCAAGCGTGCCGACGCTGGCCGTCCTGGCGTCTCTCTCCTCAAGCGCGGATCCAATCGCCGCGTGCAGGAGTTGGAGGCTCGCCTCGCGCAGCTCGAACGCCGCGCCCCGCTGACCCGCTCCATCCGTCCCGACGGATACCAGCCCGTCGTGGCCGGTGCCCAGCCGGTGCGGACCCTGGAGAAGGCCGAAGACCATGTGGAGATCTCTCGCAAGGATCCCACCGACGATGGATTCCCCAAGCAGGGAACCCCCGAATGGAACGCGCTCCCGGAAGCCATCCGGTTCGAGCGTGCGGCCATCCGCAACAAGAACCAGGAGCCGATTTTCATCGGCCGGAAGGGAGCGTAAGTCATGTCCGACATCCTCAACCTCACCGACGCGACTCGGGCCATCATGCAGCTCCAGCGCGCCATCACCACCTCCACGGGACTGAAAGCCTATGACCTCCAGGCCCCCGCGAAGGAACTGATCCCTCTCGTCACCCCCCTGCGGAACATGATCCCCCGCGTCAAGGGTATTGGCGACGTGGCAACGCAGTGGAAGGCCATCACCGGCGTCAACACCGCGCGGCTGACCCCCGGCATCTCGGAAGGCAACCGCAACGCCTCGTCCACCACGGGCGTGACCAACATGAGCGCCGTCTACAAGTCCATCGGCTTCGACGACAGCGTGACCGTGCAGGCCGATCTGGCCGCTCTGGAGTTCACCAGCCTTCCGGCTGACGTGCAGCGTCGGCTCCTGCTCTCGCTGATGATCTCCGAGGAAGCCGTCCTGTTCGGCGGGCAGTCGTCCTGGGGCCTTGGCCTTACCCCGACCCCCACCGTCGGAACGTCCACCACGGGCGGAAGCGTTGCCGCGGCCACCTACAACGTCTACGTCGCCGCGCTGACCACCGAGGGCCTTGCCTTGGCCGGTGGCGTGGGCAACTCGGACACGGCGGACACCACGCTGGCCCTGGTGATCCCCTACACCCGCACGAACATGGGCACCAGCTCGACCGACACCATCCCCGGTGGCGTGGCGCAGCCTTCTGCTGCGGGCGTCCAGATCACCACGGGCGCCACCAGCACGATCACCTGGTCCGTCCCTCCCGTCCAGGGTGCAGCGGCCTACGCGCTGTTCGTCGGCGTCGGTGCAGGCGCTCGTCTGTACGGCATCTACACCGTGGCCTCGGGAACCATCCTGCGCGTGCCCACCACGTCGCAGACGTTCACCACCATCCCGAACGCGGACAACAGCGCCAACCCGCTGGAGTTCGACGGACTGCTTGGCTTGATCGCCAAGCCTTCCTCGGGTTCGTACTTCCTGAACGGCACGGGCGCTTCGCTCACTTCCGACGGCGCCGCTGGCATCGTGGAGCTGAACAACGCCTTCAACTGGTTCTGGACGAACTGGAAGCTGTCTCCGACGGACGTGTGGTGCTCCGGCAACATGGCGCAGTCGATCGACAAGCTCATCGTGGCCAACTCCGGCGCCCCGATCCTGCGCGTCGATGCGGCTCCTGGTGGCGACCTGTCCATGGGACGCCCCAAGCGCACCACGGCGGTCCTCAACAAGATCACCAACGACGACGTTGTGCTGCACGTTCACCCGAACTGCCCGGACGGAACGATCCTGTTCTCCTCGGACAAGGTCCCGTTCCCCTCGGCCAACATGGCGAACCCGGTGGAAGTCCACTACCAGCGCGACTACTTCGCGATCGATTGGCCCATGACCCGTCTCGCCTACGAGTACGGCGTCTACGCGGTCGAGACCATGGCGATGTACGCGCCCGGTGCCTTCGGCGCGATCCAGAACGTCCATCCCTAGTTCAAAACCTGGGGCGGTGGACAGCACGCCGCCCCTTTTCCTTTCGAGGTGCATCATGGGACAGTTCTACACCACCCCCTCCACGACCTACAAGCACGGGGACCAGACATTCGAGTCTCAGTCTTCCGGCGTCCTGACGGTTCCTGACGAACTCGACCCGGTGTTCCGGAACGTCCACGGATTGGCCTCCTGGTTCCCTGCGTCGGTCCAGAACGGCACGCCGATCCCGGTGGAAACTTCCGTCGCTGTCGAGCCGGCCGAGCACGAGGCGGAAGCCTAGTCCATGTCGCTCATGTACCTCTCAACACTGGCGAGGGTTCGCCAGGCCTGCAATCTGGGGGTTTCGACGGTCGCCGCCGATCCCGATTTGATGCAGTGCCTGGCCGCGGTCTCGACAGCGTTTCAGACGTACATGAGTCGATGGATCCAGGTCACGCAGTACGTCGAGCCCAAATGGGCGAACCCGTCGGGGATTTCCTACCTCGCTGGGGCGCCCGTTCGCTCGATCTCCAAGTTCGAGTACTTCAACGGCGGTGCCTGGGTCACGCTCAACCCTTCGCAGTACTACTTCGTGGACGAAAACGAGCTGCACTATCCCCGCTTGTCGAATAGGACCCCGCTTCGGATCACCTACATCGGCGGGATGGCCTATTCCGTGGACACCTCGCTGGAATGCCTCCAATCGGTGACGGGCACGCCAACGGTCGGCGAGGCGTTCACGTCCGTATCGGGGACCACGGGGAAAATCGTCTCCTTCGATCCCGTGGGCATGACCGCATCGATCCAGATCGCGACAGGTGGATTGACCTTCCAGGACGTTCTGACGGGATCGACCAGCAGCGCCAATCTGACCCTGGGAGAGACGATCCAGGAAAGCATCCTCTCGGACTACGCGGACCTCGCCAAAGCCGCCGACATGCAAGCCGCCTACATGTACTCCCGGCGCAATAGTTTGGGCCGCACGGCGACCACCAGCGGCTCCGGGACGAGCACCTTCGAGAAGGATTACGCACTCCTGCCTGGCGTCATTCAGATCCTGGAGTACTACGATCCCCAGGCGGTCATCTGATGGATTTCCAGTTCGACTCTTCGGGAATGGGCAAGCTGGCTCCGGGATTCCGGAACGCCTTTTCCAAGCTCTACAACGCGTCGCACGCATGGGCCATCAATGAGCACCGGACGTTTGTCCAGACTCACCTTTCGGGCCGTCCTGGCCTCAAGCGGTGGTCCGGTGACCTGACGCGGTCCTTTGTCCCGATCTTCGAGACTGCTCCGGATTCTGTCCGATCCGGTTTCCGCTTCCTTCCCCGGATGAAGACGCCCGACGGCGAGATCGCCAACTACGCGGGCATCCATGAGACAGGCGGAACGGTTCGGCCGAAGAGCGGCAAATGCCTCGCCTGGCCGGTCCAGGATGGCCCCGCCATGACCAGCGGAGGACGCGCGAAGTTCCTCGGGCCTCGCCAGTACCCGGGGAAGCTGTTCGTCTACCGAGCCAAGACCGGCAAACACGGGCTGTTCCTGGCTGAGTCCGTCGGGAAGGGCAAGAACGAAAAGCTCCGCATGGTCTACAACCTCGCCACCAGCGTCGAGATCCCGGCGCGGCTCGGGTTTGCGCCGTTCGCCACTGAGGCCAAGGTCCGCGGATCCGATCGGCTCCAGGCCGTGAAGTCCCAAGCCATCGCCGAAATGAACGCGGGCACGCTATGAGTTCGCTTCCCTACATCGAGCAGGTCGCGCAGAACATCGAGACCACGATCACCACCGTGGCACGGGTCGCGAACGGCTACAACTACGATTGGTTTCCCGAGCAGGTGCTCCAGCTCAAACAGGATCTGGACACCAACTCCCTGGTGGGACCGCTTCGCCCGACCGCTTCCGTGTACTGGTCGGAATACGATCAACGCCAGCAGGGGGACGAGGCGAACTACTCGCAGGTGGAGGTGCACGTTCACTTCCACATCGACGTGTGTGTGGCGATCCAATCGAGCTTCCGCACGGAGATCACCGCCGCCCTTGCCGACATGGAGAAGGCCATCATGAAGGACATCTCCCAGGGCGGAGCGTGCATCAACACGTTCACCCAGGGCGCGACGGCGTTCTCCCAAACTCCCAACGGCCCTGCCGACGCATCGCTCCATTTCGACGTGGTGGTCCGGCACGCCGCGAACGATCCTTCCGCCGAATACCAGACCACCTACAACTAGGAGAGACAGATCATGTCCGTTTTCCACAAGTCGCGCCGAAACCTGTTTCTCCTCAAGGAGACGACTCCCGGCACATGGATGACCGCCGCTTCGGTGTTCACGGCCGCGAATGCCAAGACCCCGTACCGCAACATCAAGATCAAAGCCGGAATCAAGGAGGTGGAGCGCAACATCGACGGCTCGACGCTCCTGTCTTCCTTCTCCCTGTTTTACGGCGAGAATGCCGAGATCACCTTCGACACCGACGACTACACCTCGGGCGCGGCCGGCACCGTTGTGGGTACCACCGCAGGCGTTGGAATGGACCTCCTCTGGCAGGCTGGGTTCTTCGGCCCGGCGACCATCGTCGCCTCCACCAGCGTCACGCGCCAGCAGAACAGTTCTGCGATGACCAAGATGTCTGTGGGCGTCGAGCTGATCTCGGAAGACGGGACGACCTCCTGGCGCATCGGTATCGCAGGCGCTGCGGTCACCGCGATCAAGGAGGATTTCACCGTCGGCGCCCAGGGCGTCATCCATTGGACCATCAAAGGAAAGATCGCCTACGAATCCGCCCTCCCGGTGTTCGGCCTGGCTGGCACACCCGTGGCGATCACCACGCGGGACACGGTCCTCGGGAACCTTCCGCAGTTCAAGGGCCTTTCGTTCACGGTCGGAGGCGTCTCGCGTCTGATATCCAAGCTCTCCCTGGATTGGGGAATCTCTGCCGATGAAGAGACGGACATCACCGACCAGACATCGATCCAGCGGTTCATCCTTTCGAGCCTCAAGCCGACGCTGACCATTGATCCTGAGACGACTCCCAGGGCCACCGCCGACGACTTCACCAAGTTCTTCGCGGGCTCCGCCGAGTCGATCTCGTTCGCCCTCGGAACCGGCGCAGGCAAGGTCATCACCTACACGCTAGGATCGGCCCAACGGAAGACGGCCACCATCGGGGAGCGGTCCTCGATCACCACGTCGGAGCTTGTCTTCCGGCTCAACAAGGTCACGGACGCTGGCGACGACGCCATCATCCGGGCGGAAACCTAAGAGGCCACCATGGGCACCACGACCCCCCTTCTGTTCGGTGTCGATCCAGACGAGACATGGGACTACATCCCCGAAGCGGCACGGGAGGCGAAACTCTCTTTGCCATCGTTCACGCTTCGGGCGCCGTCGCTGTCCCTGGCGACCAAGCGCGCGAGTCTGCTCTCGAAGAAGCGTGCCGCCATCCGCACCGAAGTGCCAGGGGTGGCCGAGGAGCTTTCGGAGCTGTTCGGCGACAAGTGGACCAAGCCGGGCGACGACGCCGCCGCAGACATCAAGGCCAAGTTCCTGGAACTGGTGGGAGTCTGGGGCAAGGCCTGGGGCAAGGTCACCAATGACATCGAACCCGAACAAACCGCCATCGATGCTGAGTACCTCTCGACCTGCGTGGCCGGATGGAATGGACTCCAGTCCAGGACGGAAAAGGATTTGGACTTCGGTCGGCTCAAGGATCGGATTCCCGAGGTCCTTCGCGGATCGCTCCGGGAGGAGATCATCGGGGCCATCGATCGGGGCGCAACCCTGACCCTTGAGGAAAACGAGGGTTTGCCCTCTACGCCAGCGTCCTAAGCGGCCTCACGCTGGCGGCACCGGGTTTCGTGGTCGAGTGCGAATGGATCGGATCGGAGGGAAAATGGAAGAGCGAAATCATGGACCCGACGGAGAAGATCGACGACTTTGCCCGATTGGTCGGGAGCATGTTGCGACGGTGGGAGAAAGCGGGATGCATCGGGGTCGGCGGGTATTGGCGCGAACCCCCTCGCGCTTTGCGTGCCGTCGAGTGTCTGAGCGGGCTGATGGCGCAATGCAAGAGCCGAATAATGGAGAGGGTTAGCGGTGGCTGAAGAGCTGAATTTTCAGATCGTCATCGGCGGCGAAGCAGCGACCCAGAAGGCCATCGAAGACCTGACGGAATCCGTTCAAGGGAACATTGAGAAGCTCCAGGCCCAAAAAGCCCTCCTGACCGACTCCGGCTTCCAGGCCGCGCAGGCCGAAGCCGCCAAGCTGAAAAACGAGATCGAAGAGATGACCAAGCCCGCCCACGCGACCGGCTTCCAGGCATTGGGCAGTGGGATCAAGAACGCGGCGAACGAGATCCCTGCACTGTCTTCGGGTATTGGAGGCTTCTCCAGCGCTTTGGGCATCCTAGCGAACCCGTTGGCCCTCCTGCCTGTCGCCCTCGCTGGTGGGGCCATGGAGATGGCTCACATGGCTTCCGAGAATGCGGAGCTTGTGGTCCACCTCAAGCACCTTTCCGCGTCCACAGGCCTGACGGTCAACGAGCTGTATGGCCTCCGTCTTACTGTGAAGCCCCTGGGCATGGACGTGGACCAAGTGGCCGGATCGATCTCCCGAATGGAGATGAATCTCGGGAAGAACGGGAAGGCCATCCGAGAGCTTGGGATCACATCCAAAGACCCCATCGAGGCTCTTGCCCAGCTTGCCGACAAGTTCGCGGCCACCGAGGACCCGATGGAGCGGGCCAAGCTCGCGTCCGCCGCCCTTGGCCGGTCGTGGAAGGACTTGGCGCCGCTCCTGGAAGAGGGTGGCGCATCGCTGCGGTCCATCGAGGGAGAGAACAAGCTCTCTGATGCGGATGTTGCACGATACGAAGGGATACATAATACCCAAATCGAGATGGCGAAGGAGTGGGAGGAGATCAAATTTGATATCGGGGATCTCGCTTCCGGGCCGTTGCTTGCCACCGAAAAGGGATTCAAGAGCATCCTGGACACCATTCGCGAAATTCACAAGAGCGCGAAAGATGATTTGGCGAACGATGTCCATTCTTTGGAAGATCATGAAAATTCATTCTTGACGCGATTGGCTATGCTGGTGTCCCCGAAACTTCGCGGGGCGATGATCGCGGATATGACCAAGAATCCCACAGAGGGATTGGGTCCGAAAGCAGCCGGCAAAGGTGCTGGGGCTGAAGGACTTTCCGAGGAGGATCAAAAAGCCATCGACGACGCTGAGGCATTTAAGCAAAAGATGCTCGATGAGCAGGTGATTGCGTCCGCTTCCGCAGATCAAAGGGAAATCGTCGCAGCGCGGATCAAGTACAAGAATCTCGCGGATCAGTATTCGGATTATGCGGATGTCGTCAAGGCGATTCGGTCGCGTGAATCCCAGGAAATCGCGCAGATCATTGCCAAGCAAGGTGCAGCACTCGGAGCGCATGCCGATTCCGAATTCGAGAAGGCCACGGGCGGCACCTACGCCGCATTCCAGCTAGCCAATCCGAACGGAATTGAAGCGGACGGTCCTGGGCGCGGGAACAGCGTCACCAAAGGAATGCAGGCCAAGGATGCCGAAGACCAAAAGAAATTCATCATGGAGGCTACGGACGCCAAAGCGGAGTCCGCCAAGATCACGATGAATTGGGACAAGGCCATCGCCGACGCCCGGAAGAAAGAGCACGACGAGCAGGTCAAGCAGATCACCGAGGAAGCGAACCTCGTCCAGGGGTTCGCGGCCCGCGAACTCGCGACCGCGATGCAAGGGAAGCTCACCGAGAAGAAGCTGCAGCTGGACCTCCAGAACGAGGCGATCCAGCAGATCGCAGAGCGGTCCACCAAGTGGCTCGAAACGCAGATCCTCCAGATGGCATTTTCCGAGACGGCGGCCACCACCTCGACCGCGAACTCCGTGGCAGATGCGGCGGTCGTTTCGACGGCGTGGGCACCCGGTTCCATGGCAGCATCCATCGGTACGTTCGGGGCGGCAGCAGGCACGGGCGAGGCGTCCTGGTTCCAGGCTATGGCATCCGGCACGGCATTCGGTGCGCACGCGGCGGGTGGATTCGCGTTCGGCCCCTCGATCTTCGGCGAGCGCGGGCCCGAAGCCGGAACGCCTATCGTGCCCATGCAGATCACCACCGCATCGCACACGACCAACAACACGGGGGAGACGCACTTCCACTTCCACGGGTACTCCGTCGAGCAGATCGCGTCCATCCTTCCGCGCGCGCAGGCCACCCAACTTCGCTCGCGTGGGCAGACGAGCCGGTCCGGCAGATGAGCCTCGGTTCCATCGTCTGTTCTGCGGGAACGGCCCAATTCGAGGGCATGGAGCGCGACCTCACGCTGACCCCTGACATGGGGATTCTCTGGGGCGATTCATTCGGTGGACCTCCGGTGCCCGTCTCGATGTGGGGGACCTCCACTTTTGTCCACGACACGGTGGATTTCCAGTTCACCGCTTGGACCGGGCAAACCAACGGCGGAAATATCGAAGCCTTCCTGCCCGGATACGCTCCGGGGTGGAAATTTGACCTCTGGCTCCCCGGCGCCCCCTCTGTCGCGGCCTTCCCTGGATTCGGGAACTACGATGCGACCTCCCAGACTTGGCAGATCAAAAACGTCACCGGCAAGCCCCTGAACAGCATGGGTCAGAAAGCTCCCGTCGTTCCGCTCTGGGGCTACAAGTTCGACTGCCACGCAGCGGCGAGCGGCTACGGTTCATGGCTGAATGAGCGGGGAGCCATCTCTCCGGTCGCGACATCCGTCCCTGCGCTCCTGGCTCACAAGTTCGTCGCGCACCAGATCCAGGATTGGAGCCTTTCGGCCACCCCGCTTCCCATGCAATCCGGCGTCGTCTACACCGGGGTTCAGCACGGGCGTCGTCGCGATGCTGCGGTCATGTTTGACCACTGCACGGCGGCGGATATGGACGCGCTGATCCTTTGGTATCGGTACCAGGCCGTAGGTGCGGGTCCGTTCACGCTGGCCACTACCGTTCCGTTCGGCCCTGGCCTCTCGCCGTACTCCTGCCAGGCGTGGCCCACAAAACTTACCGTGACCCGCGTGGCGGGCTACTGGGAGGCCAAATTGGAGATGTCCCTCTATGCCTAGCGGCGGCCTGCTCATCCAAATCACCATGATCTACGCGCCGTCTGGAATCGGCTTGCCCTGGATCGGATACGGTGGGACCCCGCAGATCATCGGGTTCACGTCGGCGGACAACGACACCACGCAGACGCTGGACGGGACGAACGCGATCATTTTCCAGCATGGCGTCCTGAACACTGACGCCATCGAGCGCACCAATGCTCTCGATATCTCAGGAGGCAAAGGGGGGCTCGCCACGGCGCTTTCCGGGGCAATCTCGATGTGGGACCCCACTGGCACCGCCGCCGCCGCGTGGCTGGCCGGAACACTCCCCCTCCTGAATGCCACAGTCTACCGGGCGTGGATGAACTCGGCGGGCACGATCTACAAGCAGGATCAAATGATGATCCAAGCCGTGGACCCCTCGGGCGGCAAGATCACATGCAAACTCGATTCCTTGCTTTTCGTCAACACGCCCCAGCTTTCCCGGACCAGGGTCGCAACACAGATCTCCGTGGATCCCTACGATCCACAGAATCCAGTGGACCCGAATTATCAATTAACAGCACCAGTGACGCAGATTGCCCAAAATGCCGGATTCTCTTTCGGGTCACGGCGCGTAACGCTCAAATCCATAAATCCGCTCGTCGCACAAAAGATCCCAATGTTTGGATGGGGAGCATATTACTCGGGTCCGCTATCGGCGCTCAACGTGAATCCTGTTGTAATCACCACTGCGACACTGTATCACAAACCGGGAACGGTGGATGTATATCAACATTCAGGGACATTCGTTTCAACGCTGGCATGGTTGGATTTCGTATTGGAACCAGACTTCGACAGCTTCAACTATCCAAACGGCTCAACAGATCTCGCCAACCTGAAGGCCAGAATCCTGCAATTTGTGAACGCGGGATATCGAATCGTGGCATCGGACGGAACGTGGTTTGCTGATTTGAATTGCGCGAACTCCTGGACAACGACGGCCGCAGACTTTCGTTTTGAAAATGGCGCAACATATCAAATATGCGGAAACCTTTTGATCGGAGATATGACCGATAATCATTCTCCAACAAATGTGGAACGAACAATCATGCGGGCCATTGCGACAACAATCAACCCCGACAATTCCAACGGGCCGTACAATGTACCTCCGAGCGGATTGGATCCCACCCAATGTTGTCTCTACGCCGTCCCGTCGCAGCTTGCGGTTTCCGGGAATCAAACGAATTTCCGGGGCCTTGGATCTGATCCTCTGGTTGGCGTTACGAACACTGATACGGCGACATTCGGGATTCAAGCTGTGGTAGACGGATCCTCTGGTGTAGTGATCGCACAGACGCCCCAAAGCTCGCCGGATGGATACATGGCGGCGGCACCGATCATCAATGCGCACATCAGGATCTATCCGGGGGGACCTGGATTGACGCCGAACGCACAGAGTTACGCTGATTCGGTATTCATTTGGGCGAATGATGATGCTGTTCTTTCGCTTACGTCTGTGGACGGGATTGGAAATACTAGCAACATCAACGAGAACCCGAATACGCTTGCGGCGACTCCGCAACTAACATTCGGTGTTACTGGATTGCATACTCCGGATGCGGAAATAATCATTGCGCTCATGCTCCAATTCATGGACATTGGGGCACAGTACGACTATTTCCAGGTATCTTCTAGTTTTGTCGCACAACTACAATGTCTAACAGGAGAGACATCTGGCGTCTATAACATCACGTTTGGGGTGATTGCTCCCGGAGAAACTGGAGATATTTATCAAGGCGGGATTCCTCAAAACAGCATCCTAGTGAGTTTCGTTGGAGGCGTATCCGGGGAAACGCACAATTTTTCGATTGTAAAACAAGCAAGCCCGCTTCCCGTATTCGATTGGATGAATGCGACAAAGAATTTCTCCGATCTACAGGGGAAATGGGGAAATGGTTCAGCCTATACGGGCCGCGCTGGGATCCGGGTCTATTTGAATGAGGATTCCGTCCCGTCCACCGCGCATCTGAACGCGCACCTCGCTCTCCGGGATATGATTTTGTGGGGATTCAAGAAAATTTCCGGGTCGAATCCTGACGTGGTGGTGTGGCCTTTCGGTGTGACCGATCCCGTCGTCGGGTTCGCGGACTACGGGGACCCTGCGACGCTCCTAGGGGTTGCGGGGAACAAGACCTACCGAGTGACGCCGATCGATTACGATCTCGCGTGGAACCTGCTCCAGGACCTCACCAGCGACGCAGACGGCCTGAACACGCTCCAGGGTGTAGCGAGCTTGAAGTGCAACTACGGGCATCCCACAGGCTACGTCGCGGCCGTCGGGACCAATGACTCCGGAAATGTCTACATCTGGCTCGGGCCGGCGAGTGCGCCGGGCGTGCTGACCAAGATCCCATGCCCCTACACCTACTCCGGAACCGTCTCGTTCTTCGGGGGGGACACACCCAACGGGACCACGGGGACGCCTCCAGGAACCGCCTTCTGGGTTGGGTTCTCGGACGGATCGATTGCGAAATTCATCCCATCCTCCCCAACGGCTGGCACCTGGACGAATCTTGGATCCGCAGTGGCTGGAGCCAAGGTGAACGGGTTGGCGTCAGACGGGTCGAGCGCATGGCACTTCGTGCTCCAGAACGGGCACATCTACGAGTGGAACGGGTCCAGCGGGTCCAATGTCTCTGTGGACTCCTACCTCAACGGGATTGGGTATGAGATCTCGACCAGTGCATTCCTGGCGGTCGGTGCGTCTGGCGTCTGGCGGAAGACCTCCGGGGCCTACGCGCTCGTCCATGCGCGGACTTTTGGATTCCCATTCGTAGCCGCGAACAACGGTGCTGTGGTTGTGATTTCACAGATCCTAATCTCGCAGTCTACAGATGGCGGGGCGACCTGGGTGGACTTGCCGAATTTGATAATGGAGAACAGTTACGCCGGTTTGGCGGTATTCCAGGGGGCGTCTGGGGCTTCAGGGTATCTTGGTCACACTATCGCCTTCCAGGGGTCATCTTGCGCCCTCTCTGCCGCCACGACCGATTTCTCCCGGTGGATTCCTTGCGGCAATACAACCCCAGAGATGGTCCTGGAATGGGTCCGGCAGCGATACCTCGGTGGAGCAAATGGGTACAATCCACTCCAGCTAGCATATGGCCTGACGCTTGTGACAGATGGCGTATTCGGTGCAACCTTTGATCCGCCAGCACCAGACCAGGAAGGTGTTCGTGTTGACCAGGCAATCGAGCAAATCTTCTCGGAGTTTTGGTATTTTGCCGGGGAGAACGCATCGTCCCTGGTGGATGGAAGCGCCGACGTTATCCAACAAGCGCTTCCTGATCTGGTCCCCGGTGATCTTGTGGACGTATGCACGCTCTTGACCATCAATTTCCAGAAGTGGGCAGGATCCTACCTCCGACAGGCCTACATCCGGAACGTGGATGTGGCGTGGGATCCGACGCGCCCAACCTTCTTTTTCAGCGGATGGGATCCGGATGGGTGGAACGCTCCCGCGAACTCGCCGTACACCTCGACGCAAGGCTATGCGATCTGGCTGGCCTGTCGAACCGCGTACCAGCAAACCGGCATCCTTTTCGAGAAGTCGTTGAATTATGACACGATTCACGACCCATGGTCACTCGGGCAATCCTGGAGTGGGACTGTTGGGTTCTTTGGTGCCCGAATCAACTGGCTCTGCAAGCAACCACGGTACCTGAAGATCACCGTCTTTGGGAATGATTCCGCTTCCGCCCTGGCGAACGCTGGGTGCTTCTACAAAGCAAACCAGACGATGCTTGCCATGCGCGGGCTGTCCGTCCCCACCTACGGGATCGTGACGCACGCCAGCCACAACCTGGGAACCGGGATCCACCAACTCGAAATCGCCTTCCAGCCAGCATGAGGCACCCTATGAAAATCCTTCTCCTCCTGACTTCTGCGGCTCTCGCCGGAAACATCTGCAATGCGCCGATCGTCTGCACGGGGAACGAGATCTCCCACAGCACCCGGGACGGTGACCTCCATGTTCCTCCGACGTTCGGCGTGGCAACTGGTTGGGTCCTGACGAACCAGGGAGGGAGCGGGGCTGCCGCATGGGCGCCTCCCGACTCCTCCGGAGGCCTCGACAGCAACGCGGTGAACGGGTTGATCGGGGACTCAATGACCATCGAGCGTGCCCGGGTGCCGGACAGCGCCCGCGCCTCCCACATCGCGGACACGGCGAAACGCTCGGGGTGGGCGCTCTATGCGGACTCGGCTCGCGTATCTGGTGGCGGGGGAGGCGGCGGATCGGGC